CCCCCCATTTCCGCTCACTTGAGCGTACTCCATTAAAAAAACCGCATTAATTGCGGTTAGGATAGTCGTTAAACTTTTTTTATTTTCATTCCGTTAATAACACATTCGTTTGATTTAGATAATTTATTTATTAATTTAGTTGATAAATTATATCTCTTTTGTAATTGATATCCGCTTATAAATACTTCACCTGTTGTCTCGTTTATATACTTTCCAGTTAGTTCGATTTCTATAAGCTCTCCAGATTCAACCATTTTATAAACCTTATGCCTTGTAACACCTAAACAATCAGCAGCTTCTCTCATTGATGAAAAACATTGTTTTCCATCTGGTGTAGAAACAGGCTTTCTTATTGAATTGTTTAGATCTTCTTTTTGTTCACCAGTCCATACATTTGCTATGGTCTTTTTGTGCTTTTCTGTATAAGCGATTTCTTTATCTATTGCATCTTTTTTTGTGCTTGCAGTATCAACGATTGCTATTTCAACATCTTTGAACAATTCAAGATTGTTTGCAATCATGTATTTATGTATTGGCTGTTGACGTGTTTTATCTCTGAAGCCTCTTCTATGCTCATTGATACGAGCACCGATTGTCCGTGTGCTTCCTACATAAATAATCTTTTGTGTTTTAATTTCTCGAAATAGATATATGTAATAAAATGGTGTTTGTTTCATATCTATATTTTACCATTATATTTCATTCCAAGCAACAAACGAAAATAAAACTTAGCTTTTGATTGCCCTCTCTTTCGAGTAGGGTTTCCCAAAAATTAAAGGGGTTTTCATATAAAATCACTTTTATATGCCGCAAAATCTACGGGTTGAATGTAATCATCCACTGTTTCCAAAGATAAGGTGGTAACTCACCACGAATTGACTCATCTAGGGTATCAAAGTCTTTTTCGCTCGTTATTTCATAAGCTTCTTCGAGCCATACCCAACATAGAAACCCATAATCTACAGTAATGGATGTTATTTTTAACGGATCATCAAGCCCTCTAAAGAGAATCTTTTGCCCAGTTGGAAGATATGTTGCCTCCAAAGGCGAATATTTAAATTCCCATAAGTGTTCAACCTCTAATCTTCTTGTCGCCCATTTTAAATCCGTGAAACACGAATCTTTAAGCGTTCGATAAGTCTTACGCACAACTAATGTATTTGACTTATCATATTTCATCATGTTGTATATGATGCGTAATGCAGTTGTTTTTGACTTCTTAGAAGCACGAGAACCTTTGCATGCAGCGTAACGTCCTCTGAAGTTCCAATAAGATTTATATCCTTTCCCTACTATTTTAGGTAGCTTTATAGATTTAGTCTTCAAGCTCATCCTCTCCTTCAAACTTAGGTACTACGATTTCTGTTTGAACTTTGTCTGTAAACAGTGAATATCTTTTTCCAAGTAATTCCGCAGCCTTATTTGCATCAGAAAGCTTTGCGGGAATCTCGACTATTTGAGGAACTTCTTCTTTGACTGTTTTCTTTCTTGGCTTTCCGTCTCCTGTATCGACATACTCCGATCGTTCTTTTGTCACTGTAACAACAACAGACTCCTTCATTTCTCGTCGCATTACTTTTGTGAGGTATTCCATGACTTCTTGAACATCTGCTATCTTTCCCGAACTGACTTTTTCGAGTTGTTCATCAATATAAGCTTTGATGTTAGCTTTTGTTAGCAATTTTGAAGCACATGCCCTTGCAGCACCATCTGTTTTTACATGTGGATATGCAACTTTATATGCTCTTGTCGCATTCAGATCAATCAAATACTCGTCTACAAATATTTTCTGCTTTTCTGTCAACTTAGCCATAGGATTCCTCCTTTCATTATTTTGAAATTAAATATCTGTCTTAATGCCCTTTCATTCCTTTTCTTGGTGAGCCAGCTCCTATCACCCACAATCGATCCACTTCTTTTGCTATTTGTCTTTTTAGACGACGTTGTTCTGAATCTTTATTAGCTAAATCTCGGCTTGTAAGCTTTTGTACTTTATAACCCATAGATTTTGCCCTAGAAGCTATATCGGATAAGGTCCTAGGAATTTCCCTACTTCCACTATCAGCAAATGATGCCCCAGAAAAAGAAAATACTTTCTTCCCTTTTTGCCTATACTCAAATACAGTTCCATCTCCTGTGGTAACAGTTAAACCAACTGTCCCCCCCCGATTTACATATTGTCCTCTTCCACCCATAAGTAAATTTCCTCCTTATTCATGTATAAAAAAAGCACCTTGAATTAACAAGATGCTTAGATAGCGTTTAAAATTTAAACTGATATTTTTTAACAAATCGAAAAGGCGCTCCGATTCGAACGGAGGTTTCCTCAGTGCATATCGTTTTGTGATATGCATACATCAAAGTGTAATCACCCCTATACGACTACCTTTTCTTATTTTTATTTAACCATAAGCGTTTTACACGGTCAACCATCTTTCTTTCAACTGCTTGTTCCTCTACCGTCCATGTTTTCTTGCCCTCTCTATTACTTTATTTTTATAATAAATAACTTTTGTGCCTTTGAAATCATGTTCAATAGATTGGCCATAAATTAGAATTGCAGTGGGTTTAAGTTTATCAATCATGTAATCTACACCGTCTTTCCAAATTGATCTTGCATATTCATCCTTGATACATCCAATAGTTGAGATTGCTACAACTCCTCCTGGTTCAATGCCGTCAAAACAGAACGTATATGTTTCTCTTTCTGCCCAGGAAACTGTTGGAATCACACATATCCCTAAATTTTGAAGATATTGTCCAATAAGTCTGCTTCTATAGATGTTCCATACTTTCATAGCCCTAGGCATATCCATATAAAGAGAAAAATCAGGTGTTAGAATACAGTCATACTGTTTTAAGATATTTACATATCGTTCCGGAGTGTTCCAAATGCGCTCAAATTGATAATCATCAATAAACATATGAATTCCTGCTTGATAATTCTTTGAAGAGATAGCTTCATTGAATCCAATCAACTCCTTAGGAATATGAAGTGTCTTTTTAATTACTGGCATTTCAAATGGACCGTCTGTTTCATATGGATCATATAAATCTAGATTGTATTTTTTGATTGTTATTTCTCTTCCTGGCATGGAGCACCTCCTTTCTTGCATAAAAAAAGCCAAGACCTCTGTCTTGACATAATTCTTATAATACTAGTTTACCACGGAATTCTTGTCCACTAGGGGACAAAATGCGTTATTCGTAATTTTTTACCTCAATAACTGTATAACTGATTGGATCTCCATTCTTTAATCTTACTCGCATTTTCGCATTCAATTTTGATACTAGTGGAAAGCTAATCTCTTTTTCCTTTACTTTTTTCAAAAAATTCTCATCCTCAATATCTGCATTGATTGTTTTTCCTAGGAATTTAAACTGCCATTTACTGTTTCCTAATAAATCAGGCTTCCGAACAGTTAGTACTCCTGTAGCTTCTTGTTCGGTGATATCACCATTTAGTGATTCAACATCGATAGGATTCCTAGTTCTCATTAAATCCTCTTTATCCATTTCAACAGTCTTTACTGTTTTATCATCAGTAACTGCGATAGAAAAGCCTGTCCGCTCACCATCTTCTGAAATAGTTCTTGATAATTCTGATAAGCACTTTTCTATTGAGGAATCTCTTGTGTAAAGATTATATGTTCTGTTATCAATATAGGTTACATTACCAACACAAGACTTGACTATAGTATTATTCCCTTCATGAATTACTTCTGCAGGCATTTGTCCACCAAGATTTTTCTTCAGCTCAACAATACTATTAAACGATTCTAGGATAGGTGGCATCAATGGAAATAATACAGTAGCCATTTCAACAATCTGCTCTATCGTTATCATAAAGCTACCTTTTTCGATATTCTTTACTTTAAATTTGCAAAAATCATTTTCGTTTAGTGACGAATCAGCAATTTTACCTAAAACCGCAACAACACAGTCTAGCGACTTAGATAATGTTTCTATATCAATGTCATTTTCGCCTTTAAACCTTAATGTAAGTGTTTCTTTTTTCATGACATACCCTCTTTTAATCAACATTATTGTACCACCTCTTCTTTTAAACACTAATACCTATATGAACATTATCCACGTCAATTAAACTAATTTACCAATTTCTCTGCGGATATGTTTGTACATTCCGTTCTTTGTATAACCATATTTTTCCGCTACATCCCATGCAGTCATATTCCAAAAGTATAGATCAAATAATATATTCTGGTCTCGCAAAGATAAAAGCTCTATCGCTTTACATTCATTCAAACGTCTACGATAATAGTTAATTTCTGCCACCTTTTGAGATTCTTCCTCCATCATTCCTAAAGGACTTGTATAAGAACCATGAAAGGTCGGCATAGGAGCATCTGATTTCTCCTGCTCCTTTGTCAACCTAATTGGATTATGACTAAGCCCTAACATTTTATGATTCAGAACTTCAAGTTCTTCGTTCAATTCAATAATTCGATAGCAGCAATAATTAGCCGACTTCAAGTCATTCAACATTTGATTTACTTTTAATTTGTTCAATTTAACCACCTACTTCTTCTTTGCGACAACTGACCCTCTATGCCAGGACTCATCCCCACTACGATATCTGCGTTCATTTGCTCTTTCCTGATGTAGTTTGTATTCTTTCAACCCTAAATTCTCACGCTCTAATTTAGCAATGTAATCAATGACGTGATCCAATTTATTGTCCAGGTCAAACGATTTGTCTTTCGTTGCATTTCGAACGAAACGAAAGTAATTCAACAATGATTCACATTCATCTTTGATTTCTTTGTTGTGAATATCATATTCAGTTAAGCTCATCACTTCGTCTCCTCAAATCCTTCATAAGAACTAGCGTACATACATTTGTATGCTTGTAAGTCCTTCTTTTTTTGTTCTAGTTCATACATTAACTGTTCATTCTGGTGCTCCAGACTGTTGATCCTATCGGACACGATAACGGAATACAGCATCATCGCACCTAACCCTCCGACAAAGAACCCAATCATAAAGTAGATCACCCAACCACCTCACAGTTTCTTAAAATCTCATTGATAGCTACATTAGCTGGAACATTTTTAAAAAATCCTTGTTTCTTCAGGTCCGATAAAGCTGCATACCTGCTAATCGACTTATTGCCAGGTTCTCCTTTAAAGGCCCGTAATAAATTGAATTCCTTCCAAGTTATCTTATATAGCGGCCTTTCATTTTCTTTTCCAGACGCCGTAAGCCATTCCTGTCGTATCATTTGATTACCTCACAATTATCTAAGATTTCGTGAACTGGAGTGTTTGCGTCAACGCTTTTAAAATATCCTTTTTCTTTCAAACCTCTCAATTGCCTGCAATCACTGAATTTACAAGCTTCATGACACCCATCATATGTGCTGATTAAGTCATATTCGAATTGAGATAGTTTGTATGTTGGCTTCTTGTGTGGACTTGCTAACCATTTAAATCTTTCTTTATCGCAATTGCCTTTACCAAAAGTACAAAAACCACACCCTACATCACAGCAATCCTTGACTTTTCCGTGCATAAAGCAAAAGTGCCTTCCTATTTTTAACAAATCATTTAAATAATGTTCTGCGTTAGTCTCTGCTTTTTCTTCAAAACGCTCGTTTATTAATCCAGCTAGAAAATCCAAGTTAGTTTTAAAATTTTCTGTTGCTAGGGCTAAATTAACACTTTTAGCGTAAAAAGCATCCTTAATATTTTTAACAGCCTTTTCGTATTCTTCTTTTGTTGTCATTAAATCCACCCCAATTCTTCCCTTTGCGTTTGAATAGCCAGTATCTCTTTGACGCTTAAAAACTTCGGAAAATATTCCCCTTTTTGGTCAAAGTAATAAGCGTTATAAGTTTTATCATTTAAATCAAACTGTATATAACAGAAACTAGTTCCGTTAGGCTTTCTATATGAAATAAAACGCTCATTTAGTGTTTTTTTCTTTTTCATAGCCTAATCTTTTGAACATTCCTTTAGCAGTTATTTTCATGTTCTAATTTTTCCTTTGCTTCTTTATATTCTTTTGCTTTTTCATACAACTGTTTAGCAAGCCTACTTACACGCTCACACCTGTTATCGGTATTTTTAAAATTGATATAAAGAACATTGATGTATTCGATTAGCCAATCTTTTGTCATTCTTTTTAAGGTGGAATTTGAATACATCTTAAAATGTAATAAGCCAAATGAATTACCATCTAACGGATGTTCTTCTTCAAAGATGCTTTTATAATCTCTTAACTTTTTATCCATGGCTTTCGCTTTACGTTCAATGTAATCTAGGCAACCCTTGATGCTCTCATCATCGCCAACCATTGAATCCAAATATTCAATACATTGGCTAATTGTCATTTCATCTTGTTTCATTAACGTTCTCCTTATATGGATTAGGAAAAGGCATCCATGCTATAACTTTACAGTTTATGTTTTTCTTCTCGACAGTCCATTCCCCATCACGAGTAAATGCCTCTTTAACAATTACCGTACCGTCATTATATTTAATTGCTGCAATCACTCTATTTGATGTTGTTCTCCAAAACGCATTGCTCCATTTATCTGTTCCATACGATTTAGCAAAGACACTGTCATGCTCATCTGGAAGCTTTTCAGAAACAGGAATCCATTCAAATGAATTTGCTTTATTAGCTAAATCTGTTAACAAATCCATAGAATTAAACATTTCTTCCATTGTTGGTAAATATCCATCTTCTCTTTCTTCTCCACACATATGATGCAATACAGCATCTACGACTTTAATAGCTTCTTTATATTTATTCATTTTCTTTCTCCTAAACTCTCACGTAAATCGTCAGTATCTGTATGTAATCAAAAATAATCATTTTTGAGACTTCTCATTTTTTATTGATTATCAAAATGGTAGTCTGACATTTTCCACTAAGATGTATTCGATCATATTGCCAATTTGAGCTGCAAATTTAACTTCATATCCTTCCTCAAGTGCTTTACTAAGAGCTTCATAGTTGTCAGGATATGTTCTTACTACAATTTGCATTTTCAATCCTCCTTTAAAACTTCGCCATTCTTCATCAGAAAGGCAAATCATCCGATGCAATCTCAAGAGCATCAACTTCAGCTTGTTGAGTCAAGCTTTGCGCATATTGCGCATTCGATTGATTGTGATTCCTTGTCTGAGCTCCATACGATTGATTCTGAGCGTAATTTTGAGTGCCATAGGTATTTGTAACCCCTAGAGTGTTTTGCTCGTTAAAATCATTTCTAGGTGTCAAAAACTGCACGTTCTCTGCGATGACTTTTGTGACATAGAATTTCTGTCCTTGCTGGTTGTCGTATGAGCGTGTATTGATTCGGCCTTCGATGCCTAGCTGATTGCCTTTCTTCTGGTACAGTTGGATGTTGTCGGCCAGTTTGTTCCATGCAACGCAGTTGATGAAATCAGCATCTTGTGTTCCGTCCTGGTTCTGTCTTCGATTGACTGCCAAGGTAAACGAACATACACTTGTTCCGCTCTGCGTCTTTCTGAGTTCTGGATCACGTGTCAATCGGCCAATCAGAACCACTCTGTTGATATCCTGCATAGGCTCACGCTTTCAATCCGCAATCATTCGCGATTGACTGCATGGATTTGGCCATCAACTCACGCATCTTTTTCGTGTCTGCAGTAACCAAGTCGACCAGGTCGTTGAATTCCGCCATGTTGATCGTGCTCTTGAAAGCTTGATACTTCTCAACAAGTGTCGGCTCGACATCTGGTTCTTCTTCCTGGATGGATTCAACCGCCTTAGGTTCTTCTGGTTTCTGCTTAGGTTCTGCATTGACTACGACCTCCGTTTTTTCTTCGACTTGCTTTTTGGCAGCGGGTCTTCCACGTTGCTTTGCCACTTTCTCGATGATATCCGCTTCACGAATGTTCATTCCGTTGATTCGGTATGGTGCTACGTTGTCTGTATCGTCAACGTATGCGATAAGTCCTTCTCTGTCCACTCCTGCACAGTGATAAACGACTTTATCACCAGGAGCGTATTTGAGTTCTTGTTTTTCGGTTTGTTTTTTAGTTTTCATTTTCACAGTTCTCCATTTTTGATTTTTTCCTGCAGCTGCGCTAATTCGCTTTGCAGTTGCTCTTCTGGCATCTGGACTGGTTTAGCATAGAATTTCTCATCCAGCTGGATTGCTCCGGTTCCTGGATTGTCTTCTTCACGTTCCGCTTTGCTCCATTTCTTCAAAAGCCCTCTCCAGTCCCTGATAGGGTCATTGCCTGTCTTCCACCCGGTGGATTCGTAGTGTTTCCAAAACTTTTTTGCATCTACGTTCAAGTTGTGTTCCTGGATGTAGCCCACGATTTCTGAAATGGACGGTTTAACAAAACAGTCAGTCAAGTCAGTCTGCACATTTTCGTTTTTTGCACTTTTTCGCGTAACGCCACTATCTAACTTTTGACTACTGACTGACTTATCTAGACTCTTATCTCTAGACTCTAGACTCTTGACTCTAGACTCTACGTTACGAAATAACGTTACATCTTGCGTTACTGTAACGTTATCTGATAACGCTTTTTGACGTTCTCGGTAGCGTTTTTGACGTTCTGCGCCAAGCTTTTTCGTATGCTCATCTGTTTTCGAATTTCCAATCATAGCATCAAAGTTAGCTATATGTAACACATTGTCATCAGACACATTAATCAGTCTTAAGTTTTTGTATAACTCAAGGGCCACTCTGACTGTGTCTGCGGAAAAGAACTTAGTGTCACGAGCAATCTTTTCAACACTGTACGGAATCAACATATTGCCTACTTTTGAGGCTAGAACACCATTTGTATTTGCTGTCATTGCACATAATTTTAGATACAACGCTACGTACTGGCATCCGTCTTTCTGGGACAACAAAAAGTCGATTGCGTCACTTTCGAAAAAATCAGTCTTCAACTTGATCCAATAATAAACTTTGTTATTATCCTTGATTTCCGACATAAGCAATCTCCTTTCTATTCTTCTTTTGATTCTATTTCATTTATAACTACCATTACGCATGGTTTTTGCGCATATCTCTTGAAGACATGCAGGTCTGATACTTGCTTATCATCTTCGAAAGCCACTTTATTTAAAGAGTCCAGTACAACCTTTGCAATGTTGTCGGAATCTGGCTTCTTTTGTGGTTGGATTTCATTTGCAAGCATCTTATTTAGTTTCACTTTTGATACTTTCTTAGGTGGTGAGAAATACGCGAAAATCTTCACTTCCAGGGACCCTTCCAGCATGCTTGGAGCGCTACACTGTTCCATGAAGCTTAATCGTACTAGATTCTCATATTCAACTGTTTTAGGTGGTGTATGCACACTTACATACTTACCACGATTAGAGAATCGAGGCCTTCCTTTGGACCCCGGTTCTCCTGGTACTACAAACTGATAACGCATTATTCTTTGATTTCTCCGGTCACTGGATCTTCACCAGGTTGTTCCTGATATTCTGCATCAAAGAACTCATTTGGAACATCTGCCATATCTTCTTCAATCGTTGTCTTGATTGATTCATCTGTACTCATTTGCTTAACGAATTCAGTTTTCAAAGGAGCATATTTCAATAGCTTTTTCAAAACTGTTTTCTTGGCCATTTCATCAAAATTTGTTTTCCATGGACCACTTGAAAATGATTTTGAATATTTTTTCGCATGATCAAGAACATCTTCATACGACATGACCTGGAATCCTTGGCCACCATTCACTAATTTGAACGTTGCATAATAATAGATTGGCTTTCCTCGATTTGTTCTTGCAGGTTTATGTTTAAGCACTGGATCCATTCCAAGCTCATACTCAAACTCATCGTTTTCATAAACGACTTGAGCATCAATCATCTTGACTTCGCCTGAACGATATGCCAGGTCAATCAATCCCTTGTAACCAATCTGGAACTGACAAGCTCCACCATATGGAATCAAATAGGCTTGTCCTAGTGGAGTATTTGGTTCCAAACCTAATTGTGCTGCATTCATCATTGCAGCCAAGAATGACTGTGGAGTACATGATGCTAGCTTGGCATTATTAGATACTGCAGATAATGCGATTCGTGTGAATCGTTCTGGAGTCATTACACTAGGCAATGCCTTCGCGATTTCTCCTGACATCACAGAAATGTAATCTTTAATTGTTTGTGGCTGTTTTTTTGCCACTTTATTCGACTGCTTCTTTGCAATCATTCCTTGTTGATTTGTTGTTGTCATAGATATTTATCCTCCTATTGTTCTTTGACTAAAAATCTTCTCATTTTTCTTTGAGTTAAGTATTGATCATAAAGTTCAGGTTCATCTTTTCTGAATTCTTTAGTATCGAATGTATTTGATACCGATGTTTTCCATGTAACTTTGAACTTGTCAGATGTTCCAATACCAGAATCACCTAAGTAGTTCTTAACTTCATTCTCATGCTTTTTCTGAATATTCTGGAGCTCCTTGATTTTATCTTTGACAAGCTTCAATGCATCCAGTTCCTGCTGCAATGGAGTTAGATCCACAATGTTGTCTTCATCATTCTCGACTGGATGAAGTTCACTGATTGCTTGTGCAGTAGAATCCGAACCATCGATTGGCGGTTCAATGTCGTTCTCCACACAGTTCCAGAACTCTTTCTCCTGCTCGATCAGTGCATTGACTTCATCATCACTTCTAAGAACCTCGTAGCAATACAAGTCAACTCCAGGAATATAAATAGCTATATACCACTTAGAAAGTCCGGTAACTGCCATATAATGCATGCACTGTGCATAATACTGAGGTGGAATATTTCCTTTCGAATATATATCTTTGTTGTATTCAGACGTGGTCTTGATTTCTAGACCTGCATCCTCTCCAACAACCAATCTGTCAACGTTGGCCAACATGAATGGATGATCTACAGATTGAAATGAGAATCCACTCTTTCGACATTTCTTGCCAGTTTCTTCTTCCCAACGTCTGGCCACATAAGCTTCCGCATCTCGACCAAATCGCATACGCTCATTGTCAATGTTCTTATGGATTCGGCCAGTCTTTTCACACCATAGTGCATAAGCCGATTTGTATTTGTTCATGCCTAGAACGGAACCGGCATCAGAACCACCGATTCCCTTTAGACGATTGTCCAGCCACTCTTCATGAGTAGCTGGTAACTTGTGCTTTGTCACTTTATTCATCTTCATTTGATTCATCCTCTTTTTCTTCTTCTGGTTCACCTGCATCATCAATGTAACGATTGTCGTTCCATTCTCTCCAGTCATCGATATCCTTAAAGAATGGCATCGCTAGTTCTCCTTGAATGGTGGATGCTCCGCTAGAAATCTGTCCATTTCATCATCGTAGCATTCTCTACAGACTGCAAATCCAAATCCGTATGCAGTATGTACTTCTCTCGATGTGTACATTTCACCATATTTATGCAATCTGCCACACTGTGCGCATGGCACCATCTTTTTCCATGTCTTCTTCATATAATCTGCATTCATCAGGAAGAAGAATGTCTTCATACTTATGCAGCTTTGTATTGTACTTTCTTGCTCTAATTGACATAGCATTTACCTCTTCTCTTTCCACCGTTAATTTCGCAATAACTTCTGAATTTTTGATTCATCTCAACATTGAATGCATCTACTGCACTTTCAAAGCAATCAGCTATCTGATCTGCTTCTAGACCGAATATAGATCCAATTGCATATATACTAGGATTTGCATGTGCTTCAATATCCAGCATAGGCGAAATACTAACTTCGTACGCACTGTCTAAAGATTCCAAATATTCTTTAAGTTCAGATTTGATTTTCGCAAGATCATCAGGATTGTTAGATTTTGCGATATCTTCCTTTAATTTATCGAATCTTTCCTTGATTTCATTGATTTGAGCATTTCTTTCAAGTATTTCCTCTAAGCTTGCTTTTATTGGTCCGCGGTATCCCTTTTTTTCCATGTTGATATTTCCTCCTAATGAATCTGATGATCGACTTTGTTCATGTTGATTTGTCTTTCAAGTTCTTTTGAAAAAGCATGCGTACACGCTTTGAAACATTCAGCGATTAGATCAGGCTTCATATTTGTGGCAATTCCAAAGATTAAAGCACCGGCTTTGGATTCACCAGTTACAACCGGACTATCAAGCCCAGGAATCACTCTCAATTCAAATGCTGCTCCGCAATTCTTAATTAGATTCTGGAATTCTTCTATAATTGCGTCACCCTCTTCTTCCGATACATCACCTTGCAGCTTTTCATAAAGCTCATTTAGCTTGTCATTCATTCTTTCATATTTTTTCGATTCTTCATCGAATTCATTCCCACTTTTCTTCAACACAAATTGTTTCATTTTTGATTTTCTCCTTTTTGTCTGTTACTCAAACCCTGCAACCTGGATATCACAGTCTGCTGATAGCCTAAATTCGAATCATTTTTTTTGCTTTATCTTAGGAAAGTTTTATCAGTTAGTTGTGATTATGGATTTTTTTCTGACGTGCTTTGTTTATAGATAGAATAGGAGTATTGAAATATCATCAATCCATTAAAGAAATATTATTTTTTTAGCAGACCACGTCACTTGGCAATACCCAGGTTGCAAGATTTGAGTTATTTGTTTATAATTTAGTTGTTCATTTTTGATTGGCCACTTTCACATGAGTGGTCTTTTTTTACATTAAATTCCATAGGAACCTTCTTTCATTACCACACTTGTTTGTACAATAAGATAAAGTTCAACACTGTAATGATGATTGCGAATGCATACATAATAAGCAAATCATCCTTTTCATCCTTGCTGATTCCACCCTTTTCAAAGATTACCTGGACATTCACTTCCGGTTGTTCCTTGACTGGTTGTCCAAAATTGAAATTAGGAATCTCCAATTGACTATCCATTACAGCATCTGCTTGTTTAGTCTTTGCTTTCGTCGATACATTTTCTTTTGGCATGTTTAAATCCTTCACTTTCTATTTTTTCCATTACTTCATCCAATTTAAATCTGAAATTGAACTCTTCAATATCCTGCATTCCCAGATAATATAGAAGATCAATATCTTCATGATTGAATACGTAACAATGGTCTTTATCCATATAACCTTCTGGCCATGGACATCCTGCATAGTCATACATTTTCTTTGTCTTTACATTTTGTTGAAGTCTTCCGATAATCATCAACTTCTTAGTTCCTTCTTTAAGAACTACGACACTTCCGAGAGGTAATAATTCTTGCATGTTCTACTCCTTTCTATCTGTTGTGGTGTGCTGCGCAAACCTCCGCCATGTATAATGAATACTGTAGGAGGTATAAAATAAATGAATACTAATTTTGAAAATATAAACCTTTATATCAACGAACGATATAAATTGTTCTGTTTAAGATGGACCAAGAAACAAGTAACAGAGGCTTACCTTGGTAAAGACTCTACCAGAAAGCTTGCTGCATTACATTTTCTTAAAGCCCGTTATGAATTCAGTGATACTACAAAGGCCGATGTTATGACTTCTGCCTTCTATGAACTGACAGACACTTACTTCAGATACTGTGTTTGGAGAAGAAACAGGTTCTTCTATGGAACACTGTGGCCTCAGCTTGTTGCGGGTATCACATCTCTAATAGTCTCAGTACTAACAGTAGTAGTACTAATGAGCTTAGGACTGCGATGATCAGATGATATTGCAGCCTTTTTTTATATAGAACCTGGAAGAACTCTTCTGTTGCTTCATCGATTCCATATTCCTTAATAAACTGTTTTCTCAGCCTTTCATAATCTTCTTTTGTTTCATACATATGGGGTTTCACTTACTCCTTTCTACTGCGTTCTACTATGTTCTACTACGTTCTGGTGCAGTACTTGAGGTGCCACTTCACTAGGACATTTTGTCTTTTGCGAAAAGTTGGTATTTTCATGTCCTTGCTAAAAGCTGCTGGATCTCTGCTAAAGGGGTTTATTATATTTATTGACTATTGTTTTCTTTCAGTCACTTTGAATGTGATGTAGGTAGAGCACAGACTGAAAGAGCGTCATATGACTCGAACGAAATCACAGGACCCAGTATCTTGCGGCGACAGGTTTTCCTTTCTAACCTGGGGAAATAGCACCTCAAGTACTGACCAGAGAGTTTCTGTATTTATATGCACTTCTTAAGATTCGATGATACCATGTATCTTGGAAGGAGGTGATTTATATGTATAGTGAAGAAGACCTCGCAAAGCTTATTCAATTCAATACTTTATCCAGTACTATTGAGTCCATTGATCGCATGAATGAAGCTCTAAGAAAAAGTTCCGTAATTTCTTTAAAAACTCCTGAAACTACTCTAAAAGCTATTGAAAGCATTCAGAAAAGTATCGATTCATTCAAATGTGAGAATATGTTTCCGAATCTTATGTCTTTATCAAAATCTCTTGATCATCTTAAGTCTTCATATTCCTCTGTTTCTTCAAGTCCCAATCAAGAAGAAACTGTTTCCGATGAAGCCTGTGATCTAGCAAACGGGATTGTCGATAAGATGGAAACGGATCTCGTCTTTAACAACTGCACTTTCAACATAAATGTTCCTGAGAGATCTAACAAATGGACACGCTCAGAAATTCTGAGTCTTATTCAACTAATCGTTGCGATATTAGCCTTTGTTGCTGGATGCATCTATAGTCCATCAGATGAATCAAATGTTGCGGATGACTTCACGCAAGAAGTCAATCAATTGATTGTTGACACCAATAAGCTCGCTAATCTTAGTGTAGATTCCGTTAATCTTACACATTTGGATGAAACAGCCTAAAACAATTAAAATTACTGAGATTGCATTTAGGCAAATTGCTCTATCAAGACTTCGAACCCGATCTTCGAGGTCTTTTATTCTTCTTTCTTGGTCCATTTAACTTTCTCCTTTGTATGCTGCAAGCATACTTTTTCTAATTTTCTATGTGATACAATCTCCTTTTGGAAGGAGGTGAGTATACTTATGTACAATTTGATACCCGTACGATCAAGTAGAATGAATGCTGTTGGATGGGATGAAGGCACCATGTACATTCAGTTCAAGAATGGAGCCATATATGCTTACTACAATGTCAGTGAACCTGAATACAAAGCCTTCATTTCTTCACCGTCATTAGGACAGGCACTAAATACGTTCCAGCATAGACATCCATATCGACGTGTCTAATCTGTTGGAGTAGACAATTCCTTGCTTACAACAGTTACTCTATCTACATCTACAACTACAGAACACATAGGATTAAAGTGACTTGTTAAGTACTCTTGCAAAGGCTTAGCAAGTACCTTTAATTCATCTGTATTGATTCTTGCTTTCGGAACCAATCTAACGTTTAAATCAGAACTAGTTATTTCAACACCGTCACTGTTGATAATGACTAGTTTTTCTTTTGTTTTTGCATCTTCAACAATCAGTTCTTTCCAATCATTGGATAGAATCTTTGATGATTCATCTTCTGCCATATAATTCCTTTCCTCCCATCCTCAAGTACCGCACCAATGTAAATTGGCTTATCCCCACATCTCCTTACATGCTTTTTTGAATTCAGGAAAAACGTTGGTAAACATACTGATAGGAACCTGTTTGGCACCACAAATAACCTTAGATACATTTGAACTCTTGTATTCCTCAGATTCCTGAACCATATGGATCATCCGATATGCCATTACTTTGTTGATTCCTAGTGACATTACGTCTTTGTATCCTAATAATGTTTTTGCCATGCGCTTTCCTCCTTTCTGTGGTAGTTATTAGTAGTATTCTTTATTCCTAGAAGGTTAAATAAGACCTTCTTTTTTTAATGCCAAATAAATTACCCTGCTTCTACAAACTTCAATCACCTGCTTTAAATACTCAATATCATTACAATCATTCAATTTCTCTAGAAATGATTCTCTTTCAACAGGATTAAGCGATTCGCAAAAGTTTTTATTTTCCATAATGTGTTCTCCTTTCTAAACTTACGTTTGCATAAGTACATCTCTTAAAAAAAATAGCATCAAATTCTTCTGCTGTTAAATTTAATTCAAATCTAATTACTTGTAATTCTCTTCTTGTGAATTCACTTTCACCGATTCTCTTTCTATAATACGTTGAAGGAGCCATTTTCAATACATTTGCCATATATTCTTGGCTTTTTCCACACTCCTTCATCTTCATTTCAAGTAGCAATGAGTTCATTTTTTCATCTCCTTACATTTACGTAAGTATAATAACACTTGCACACACGTAAGTCAATGCATATACGAAAGAATAATTGCAAATTTGTGTTGTTGCTTGCATTTTTGCAAGTTATAATACAATTAAGGAGATAAAATATATGGAATATAAAGACATGGAATTAAAAGACATAATAAGATTCAGAAGAAAAGAATTAAATTTAAACTTGTTAGATATTGCTAAAGCTTGTGGTGTAAGTGAGGCTACTGTTTCAAGGTGGGAAAGTGGAAACATTGGGCAAATGAAAAGGAATCGTATTGCAGCGTTATCTAAAGTTCTTAATCTTTCACCAGCTATACTTGTTGGTACATCTGATAACAATGAAGAGAATATTACATCATTATCCGTTGAATTAACAAATCACGAACGCAAACACCTAGAAATTTATAGATCACTAGACGACAAAGGCCAACACACAGTGGACACAGTAACACAGATGGAATATGAAAGAGTTAAGAAGGATAATAAGTGATTTAGGTATGATTATATAAGGAGGGATAAGATGACTGAACAAGAAATAAGTAATAAATGTAAATCTTTGGATGCTAGTAACGATACTTTTAAAAACATCATTAAGGATTGTAAAAATCCTAAATTCAATAATTTAGATAGTTGGCAACATTTCCAAGCAGCAGCTTTCAAAAGAGAAAATAATCCTAGTAGAAAAAACAGATTCATTAAATATAAACGTGGAACTATTGTTATGGTAAACTTTGGCACTTCTATAGGGAATGAACTGAGTGGAAATCATTTTGCTGTAGTACTAAATAAAAAAGACTCTCCTAATTCTGGAGAATTAACCGTACTGCCATTAACCTCTAAAGCCAATAAATCTAATATCAATCTGGGGAATGAACTAATTCAAAATGTATTTAGTGACGTTTTGAAAAGTATGCAAGATCTTGTAGCTTTTTCTTCAATAATAGAAGATTTATTAATGGATGAAAGCGGAACTTTTAAATATCATGAAGGGCAATCGGTCACGTTTCACGATCCTTTGATTGAACATTATTGTATGATAATCAAACCGAAGAAGGCTGCTTCTGATGGTATAATTCATTATACGACTAATGAAATTGCAGATGTTATCAACAAAGCCTTGAATATGCTCCAAAATATAACTAATTTCTACAACGGAAAAGCCAAAGATTCATATGCAAAGATTTTATCTATAACAACAATTAGTAAATATAGAATTAAGAAATCGATTAATGCATTAGATCCAATTGGAAAAATACAGTTATCTAAAGAAACAATGGACAGAATTGACACTGAAATCGTAAAAGCTATAACCAACATCGCCTTGTAAAACACTTGATTTTAAAGAAATTCATGTTATTATAAAGATGAATTTCAGTGATGATACATTATATCAGGCACTGCAGGTATTTATTTCGGTAACACATTTGTGGGTACCGCGGATAAGGGAAAGCTATTCGATTTCGGATAGCTTTTTCTTTTTAACGAAGCAAAATAAAAAATCCCACTCATTGAGTGGGATCTAATCGGGGCGACGTACTTAACATACGCTTAGTATTCTTAACCATCCACCGACTATTGACCTGTCGAGGAGTAAGTACCTCCGGTATTCAAATTATAATTCGCATTTTGCATATTTTCAACAAAAAGCGTGCCCATCTATATTATCAAATCTTTGTGCGAACGTCAAATTTATCTTATAAAATCAATAAAAAACACCTGGACTTTTACATCCAGGTGTTCTTGTTTTTATCCATGAAATTAACAATATCTTTGTCGGCTTGTGGCAACCAATGTGCATATACTTGTAGCACTGTGTCTAATTCGTCGCCTAAGCGCTTTGCAATGTCATAGACGGAGAAATTGACCTTTCCCCCTGTAACCATATTGTTTATCATATAAGACGCGCTAGAGTGCCTTAAATCGTGCATTCGTAGCATTGGTATCTTATCTTCATCTTTTAATCGTTTATTTAATGCATTTACATTGTTCTGTAATTGCTTGGTCACCTTTGACCTACTGAACGGTATGTCTATGCCAAAGATGTATGAGTCATCTGGAACATCCAGTCTCGACTTTAGTGCTTTATACTCGTTGGCCAAAAACTGTGGCATGCTTATTTGTCTGTAGCTGTTTGGCGTTTTTGGTGTTGTGCACTTTCTGAGCTTGTCGTTCCATGTCTTATTGATTGTGATCGTGTTGTTTTCAAAATCTAAATCTTTCCATTGAAGAGCAAGTGCTTCTCCAATACGAGTACCCATGTAGAACTGGTTACTGAACAATAAATGAAAGATTGTTGAATCAACGTTGTTTATAAATTTGTTGAATTGTTCTTCTGTCCAAAATACCATTTCTTCTTTGTGAAGATTTGGGTCTTTTTTTAGATCAACCTTATTACATGGATTGGTTGTTATGTACTCATGCTTCATAGCATAGCGCATAAGGACACATAGACGCATATAATACTCATTCACAGTAGAATACTTCTTGTCGGCAAGAAGTCGCTCTAAAACGTCCTGAATGTCTTCTGAGGTGATGTCTCTTAAAACTTTATCACCAAGGGCACTTCTCCATACGTTAAATTCAACTCTGTGATTATTGTAGGTGGATTCCTTGATTCTCTTTTCTGAGTATTCCTGATATATGTCTATCATTGTACTCAGTGTCATTGTAGAGCCTGGATTCATCAAACTCTCTTTGAATTGTATCTCTGCTTTTATTGCATCTTGCTTTCTATCAAAGCCACGCTTTTTGTATTGCTTAGTTTTGTTCCCTACTTTGTAAGAACCATAGTAATACCACTTGTTTGTGTTGTTGTCTCTTTTTACCGCCATAATGTTTTCCCCCAGCATCTTATTTTATCAGAGCTAGAGTCATATTTAAATATAAATTTATGCCAATTTTATGCCATATATTAATATTATGCTTTAAATAAAGAGTAATAGACTTTTAACTAAAAAGATTAAAATTCTCTCTATATTATATATATGTCTCTAGCTACTATTATATTCTCATATTTATATTTGATTTTCTACAAATTCTCCATTTATTTTATTTTTTAGAAAAATTTATGCCGGAATCTATGCCAATAAAAAAGAAAAAATATGCCACTACTTTAAATAATAAAAAAACGCAGAAACTGCGCTTATATTTAATGCTTGGAGTCCTTACAATATTATAACAAAGAAAAATAATTAATTTATTGCTTGCGTATATGCTAGCATTTTGCTATGACCATACTTTTTGAGCATAAAAAAAGAACCTACGCATTACACGTAGGCTTCATTATATTTATGCAATTTCTGTTAATGGTGTTGGGTCAACCCAAATACCGCCAATTTTAACAATATTCTTTTGAGCATTCACTGCATCGACTCTGATTCGAGATACATAGACTACTGCATTTGTGGTATGCAATACATTGTCATTATATCCATCTGAATTAGGTACTTTGTCGACTAAACGAATTGGAAACCAACCGCCTAATTGAGCAAGATAAGCACATAAATCATCACCAATCTTTTTCAAGCCTTGATTACCAATCTTCATATGCACAGATGTAACATAGCTACCTTCATGCAAGATTTGGTCGATAGCTTCTGCACTAGACTGTGTTGCTCCAACTGGTGTGTGAGGGTCTGTATCAATACCAGCATCATTAGTCCATCCAATCGCTACACCATTACGGTCTACTCGATACGGATATTTAGCACCTTTAATGACTCTGCCAATAGAACCACTCCAATCACCTTTTACAATTTTAGAAGTTCCGTAGCAGTTAACGCTTAATGTATTTGTGCAGATAGGTATACCGACTGAATACTTCTCATCACTTGGAGTGTTTGGAGTACTTGGAGCACTTGGTGCTACAGTTTGACCATCCAATCTAGCATTTACTTCTTGTGCTAATTGAGGCATTTTCGAATGTAAATAAGGGCCTGGGCAAGATGTAGCTGCGAACATTCTATGTTCTGTCAAACTTCCAGTTGAATCACCAGTGTAGTTTAATCTGAATCCATATCGTTTACATACATCCACGCATAGATTTACCAATGCATTCCATGCTTTTGATGAGATTGTCCATGCATCTGTATTATCATTAGCAATTTCAATTGTAATTGATTGGCAATCATTGTAGTAGTTGCTCGAAGTCCACGCTCTGTTTTCTTCGTCTACATTCGAAACAATCGTACCATCTGAACCGATGCAATAGTTTGCACTAGCCATTCTTCCGCTTACTTGGAATGACTGAGCACATCGTTCTGCCGACCACGTGCATGCCATGTGATGAGGCGTGATTTTGCAAACTTTGTAGCCACCACGTCCACGCATATAGTTGTCTGCACTAGCAGGAATATATTTATTTGTTAAGCTTGAATATGACATTCTTCTTCACCTTCTTCTTTTCCGTTACTCAACTCTGCTTGAGCTTCTTCTGATAATTCTTCAAATTTTACTTCTTTTTCTTCCATATTTCTGTCCTCCTAATTTTTTTCAACCAAGAAATCTTGGATTTCATTCCTAGTTTCGACAAGCTTTTCTTTGTCCGAATCAGACAATAAACCATTCAAGATTGCAATATTGGCTTTTAGTAATAAATTACTACGCTCTTTATCTTCGTCAAGACGATTATCATGTTCAGATAAAATGCGAGTATGTTCATTTAGCTTATTACTTAAGCCTTCTTGCGAAATGACTAACTTTTCGATATTTTTAATTCTATCGTTATCTTGCTTTAACAATTCGTCATGTCTTAGAACCATCGCTTTTAAATCTTTATTTGGCTTTTGCCAATCTTGAAAAACCTTATAAGCACCACCGATTGTGATGACACCACCACATATTACTAAGAATAGTTGGATTGATCTAATTACTTCTTCCACAATCCAACACCCTATTCATCTTCATTTTTGCCTTCAATGAAACGTGTAAATGCCTGATGCAGTCCGGTAGATGCCAATCCCATCACTGCCCCATATACGGCACTTTCAATCGAAAGGCCTGATACCGCTAGATTTAATGTCATTCCAATTAAAGCAAGCACTGTTGGAATATATTTGTTAGGAAAACTTGTAAATGATGTTTTTAAAATATATCCGACAACTAAGCATGCTACCAAAACAACTAAAACAAAATAATTTGTAACTTGTGTAAAATCTAAATTCATATAAAATCCTCCTATTAATATAAAAAAAGCGAGGTAAACAAAAATGCTATATTCTGACAAATTACATTCTTGGCTTCGAGAAAAGAAAATCTATCTAAAATACAGCACTTACACAAATTATTGTAATGTGATTCACAATCACATACTGCCATCACTTGGCAGCTATCAGATTGAAGATTTGAACAACGATATTCTTCAGGAGTTTATTCTTCAAAAGCTTGAAAACGGTCGTAAAGATGGAAAAGGTGGCATATCGTTTAAATATGCCAAAGACATTATCCAAATTCTTAAATTTACACTTCCGTTCAAAGTCGATGTTCAGTTGCCTTACCATCCTCCTACGGCGGTAGAGATTTTTGAAAAAGAACATCAAGTTTCATTGATTAATCACCTCCAATCTGAAATAAACTGTAAAAACTTTGGAATCCTTTTATGCATCCACACTGGAATACGCATAGGTGAACTATGCGCTCTTAAATGGTCTGATATAAACACTCAAACCAAATTGTTAAAAATAGATAAAACCATGATACGTACATACACAAAAGAAGACGGTAGTCATCTTTCAATAACACCGCCTAAATCACGTTCTAGCACTAGAATGATTCCCTTGAACACATGGATAATGCATTATGCAATACTGCTTCAAGGTGATGCAGACAACTATGTATTAACAAATCAAGATAAACCAATAGAACCTAATAAATACAGATTGTATTACAATAAGCTGCTTAAAGAGCTCGAACTACCACATAGGAAGTTTCACGCACTTAGACATACTTTCGCAACAAGATGCATTGAGTGTGGTTGTGACTATAAATCACTTAGTGAATTGCTTGGCCACTCCAACGTATCAATCACAATGAACATCTACGTGCATCCTCAAATGGAATTAAAACGCAAATGCGTTGAACTGCTTTGTGACTATTACAAGTAAATGTATGTCATTTACTGTTAATACTACAGGTGGTGAGTACGCACATACCTTGTCTTTATCCGAGATTCCACCTCATAATCATAAAGTGCCTGCTCAAGAAGATAGCAGTGCTTCATTGCGTGCATATAATCATCTAAGTACATACAACGTAAACAAAGACAGTCACTATTGGTATACAACAACTAGTATTGAAGGAGAAGGCAAAGCTCATAACAACATTCCTCCATACGTTGTTGTTTACTTCTGGAGACGTACTGCATAAGTATGTCCTTTACGTCCAATAGCACTGGCGGTGAATTTAAACATAAACTTGTACTTGAAGAGATGCCCAATCATACGCACTATATATTAGATCAACTTGCAGATGGCAATATTGGAATTAGCGGAGACCCAGGTGGAAAGTCGCCTTATACTAGAGCTACTGAACGTGCAGATAGAACAAAAAAATATTGGTGGGGTACTACATACCCTTCTGGAGGAGATAAAGCTCACAATAACGTTCAACCATATATTGTTACCTATTTTTGGAGAAGAACAAAGTAATTACTTGATTCTTTTCCAAAAGAATACAGTCATGTAAGGCTGAATATTATTATGTGGCTCATTACCTCCTTCTTCTCTTGTGTGCGCAGAATAATATGAACCCAGTGGTATCGAAATTTCAGATTGATATGTTACATATTGGTCTGAAATATTTGGAGTACTACCATCGTTTCCAGTACCTTCACCGACCAAAGTTCTACCTTGTCCAAAACGCTCCCAAGTTCCACCCAAGAAGTTTCCAGGATTGTTATTGTCGTATGTAATATATACCGCACCAACTGGGAATATCTTATTCAAGAAAATAGGAGCTACAATATCACCTAATACTGTTAATGTATCTTTTTGATTGCTATCTTGGCCAAAGAATGTCAATGATCTTCCATCTTTTCCAAAGTTAATTAACGAGTAAGTAGGTGTTACAGTAAATATTTGCCATGAATAGTCATTCATGAATTTATCTTTAACACCGAATGCCACCTCATACGAACTAGTTGCAGATGTAAATAAGTTACCTGCTTTATAGTCTTGTTCCAACGTGTAGTTGTTATCCCATGAATTTATTTTCGTCCATGAACTAGCTCCACTAGCTCGATATTGGATATAGAATGATGTCACATTCTTACCAGTTAAACTAGTAAATCCAACTTTGAAGTGTAGCAGTGCATATGTACCACTTGCTTCATCTACTACATAACTTGAATCAGCACGATTTGCACTTACATTCGTTAAGCTAGGCGAACTATATGCAGATACAGTTACCTTTCCACTGACTTGTGAACTTCTACCACGTGAATCATAGATTGTTGTCGTATAGCTAACACTTCCACTACCTTTTACAGTTCCAGTAGTAAATGAACTACCATTGTATGTTTGTCCTTCAAATTTGGTTGATACAGATGTAACAGTTGAGCCTTGCGCACCACTGTAAGTTATTGCGAACTTCAGTCTAGATTGTGACTGAACTATCTGCCCAATTCCTACACATACTGAATTTGCATCTGTTACTTCGATACCATCAATTGAAGGAACTACACTGCTTCTGACTTTAACAGTTGCATTTACGGATTTTGAGCCAACTGATGTTGAGCCACTGTATGTTTCTAAAGTAAAAGTAGCAATTTCACTTGTAGAGTTAGGCAAGTCCTTTTCCCATGCGGTTGGAATGGTATAAGAAAAGCTAGGGGTTGTTGTACCGCTAGCTATTGTTTTTATATGTGTTTTTGTTCCATTCCAAGTTACATAAACTTTATGACTGAATTTACTTGATGCACTTGTACCACTAATCTTGATTGTGCTGCCACATTCTAGACTTGGCTTATCAATAGAAGGACTTGTAGCACGTGGTATTGTCGTTAGCGTTAACGAGCCACTGCACGAACCACTTCTAGGTGCATAATAATTTGTGCTATCACAACTAAACGAAGCACTCACAGGTATTTTTTTTGAACCATCTGAATCATGTGTGATTGTCGTTGTTCCTTGTGCAACATCAATTGTCTGACCTGCGCCACAAGTGATCGTGTGATTTGCATTATGCACTGTAGTACTGTTTATAACTACTTTGAAGTTTTCTGTTAATCCAGTGTGGCTATGATATTGTGTGTTAGATCGAATACTAACTAGCCAATACACAACAGACGTGTTTTTTTCAACAGAATACGACTTTTCACGATATTGTAATATTAAAGAGTATTTATTCTCTTCACCACTCGTAATTCGTATACTTCCACTACATTCTGCCATTCAATCACCCTACTTTCTTGAAGTCCAAAGAGCCATTTGCTCTTGGCACAAATCCAAATGCGTCTACTTTTAAAGACTGCGTAAATTGTCCATCTGTAATGTACATTGTTTGGTCGTTGATATATGTTACATTTGCACCATTTTTTTGAATCGACCATTCTTTGTTTGTAATCTTAATTTTAAATGCGCTATCCGATTTACCTAAAGTTAATGCATCATTATCAAACGACATATAACTATTTACGTTGTCAGTGGTTTGCTTTAAACCATCAACACGACCATTTACACTGTCGATTTGACCGCCCATCTCATTCTTTGCATCAGTTACCGACTGATTGATTGACCATGTAAAGTCATTTTTTGTCTGAGTGAACTGAGTTGATACAGTATTTTGATAATGTTCAAATGCCGAATTTGATACATAAGTTTCTGATACTTTGCTTGTAATTTCATTCGCCTTTGTCTCAATAGCAGATTGTCGCTCAGTACGTTCTGTATTGATTGCTTCATCTACATCTTCAGGAGCTGGAGTCCAGTCTGTATTTTTATTTCCTAGCTCTAATTTAATCTTTTTAATATATATAGTTGCTGAATCTTGTCGTGTCAAAAAACATACTTTAGGAGTATCTTTTTTTATTCCCACAACAAATGTAGTGCTATAAAGTTTCCAATCTTTAGAGTCTATAGTTGCATAAGCCAGTGCAGCATTATTATAGCTATCATCTTTTATTTCTAATTGTACATTTGAATCGCATTTGGCATAAAAAGAAATCGTGTATGTCTGTCCTAACACTAAATCAATGAACTGATATATATAATTTAAGAAACTATTACTTAAAGAAACATAATAGAATCCATCTACATCTTTGGTTGGTGTTTCTGGTGCGCCGCTTAATCCGAAATTTGGTTTAAAAGTTTGAGTACTTAATAATAAATTACGCCCACCAATTTGTAAGTTATCAATCTTATTGTTAGCTTCAGTAATGGACTTTGCTTGTAATTTAATCGCATTTGCATTCTGCTCAATTGCAGTTGTATTTGAAGTAACTTTGTTTGTTAGTTCTGCAAGGTCTTTCTGAGCTTGTTCTGCTTTAGCTTTTGCATCATCCGCAACTCCTTGAGCCGCCTTTGCATCGTTGATTGCCGTAGTTGCGTTGCCTTGAGCCTTAGTTGCATCAGATTGAGCTTTCTCCACTGCAGTTTCTGCGTTTGTTAAACGAGTTTGAGCTTTAGTGATTTCAGATTCTGTCGCATCCACTCTACCTGTAACTGTTTCTAGATTCGCTTTAGCATCTGCCAACTCTTTATTAGCGTTGTCTAAATTTGCTTGAGCACTATCTGCACTTCTCTTCGCTTCATCTGCTAAAGTTTGAGCGCTCTGAGCATTGCCTAAAGCTTTATCTGCTTGAGCCTGAGCATCCGTTGCTTTTTTAGTCGCATCAGTAATATCTTTCTGAGCTTGAGTTGTATCTGATTGCAACTTTTCAATTGAACTTGCTTGAGTTGTGATTGAATCTGCATTTTGTTGAATCTTAGTATTTAAACTACCTTCAATGCTTGTTAAATCACTCTTAGAAGCATAAGTTTCTGATACAGTAGTCGACAATTCACCGACTTTCTTTTCAATCTCAGTACTTACATCTGCATGAATAGATTTTGATTCAGTAGTTAAATCAACTTTAGTAGCATATGTTTCTTTAACGGTAGCAATTTCACTTGCGTTTGCGTTGGCTTTATCCACTGCATCTTGAATTTGTTGCTTTGAATCAGTGATATCACCTTTAATTGCATCAATTTGTTCTTGAGCTTTACCAGTGCTTGTGTTCGCATCTTGTGCTAGTTGCTTAGCTTCACTTGATTGAGTGTTAGCGGTATTTGCCAATTCATTGGCTTTACTTGCATCTGTCTGAGCTTGTGTTGCTTTTTCAATTGCTTCTTTTGATTGCACATTCACTTGAGACACTTGAGTGTGAATCTCACCGATTTTCGCATCAATTTCATTCCAAGTGTTATCAAAAATAGCTTTTGTATACTTGATTTCACTTGGATTAGCATACGTACATTTCCATCTTTTCCAAAGAAACTTATCACTTTGATAAACCACATTACCAACAAACCACTCACCACCGACTAATTCGGTTTGTGATGTTGAATAATAGAATTGTTCCTCGGCACTTACAAATGACTGACCATCTTCGCCTTTAATTGCACTCCATCGGTATTTGGTTGGGTCATCACTGCCATATTGTTTTGAATCCGAATACTGACCAATAAATTTACGATTTGAATCCGTTAAACTGAAATCAACACGACCATCTGAACTATTGGCATAGGCAATATGCACATATGCGCTTGATCCATTCTGACCGTCTTGTAGTCGCATTACAGTGACTTCTGCACTTGCTTTAAGTATTTCACCACTCATTGCTTTAAATCGGTATACGGCCTTTTCTGTGAAGTCTGAAGCGTTGACTGTAATGGTCTGACTTGTCGATATTTGCTTATCATCTTTATACCAAATAATTGAATACTTAGATGTAATATCAACACCATCATTTTTAACTAATGCGGTAAGCTTAGTTGAATCTGAATCGGTCTTAAACAAAACTCCATTTGAAGATACAATTGAACCTTCGTAAACCTTCTTCAATTCAATCATCTTGTTCATTTCACTGATCAAAGCCGAACTAATCTGTGATTGTTTTTCTTCAAAGTTATCAAAAATAGTTTTGCATTTCTCTGAATCTGTAAAACAAATCTCTTGTTCTGTGATTCGTGCTTCTAAATATAAAGTAGGACTATACTCAGCATCTTCAATCGTGAACGTATCACCGATATCCGCATCAATATATGCATCTACATCATATGTAACTTTAGGAACACAATTCTTTTTCAATTGAGCTAGTGCTTGACCGTATAATGTCTCAACATTTTCAGTTTCATAAGACCAAATTTGTACTGCGTACATATCATTTGAATTATTCGTAAGTAAAGTTGAAGGAAATCTATCCCTTGATTGAGGTGCTAGTATGTTGTTTCCATTAACTTTATACAAAACATTTCCATTTGTATCTTTTACAACTCGACCACTAATTGAATATAACTGTAATCCATTTGTTCCTGTAGGCCTGATTGCAGTGTATAGCTCAGTAATATCACTTGTTTTCGTGATTCCATATACATCGTTTGGATACCTTAATGTCGTACTGCGCTTGTCACTTCCCATACCTTGAGCACTGTCTGAATGAGTTCTGTAAATATTCAAAACAAAATTCTTCAAAGAATAATCGTCATTCAATTGAGTTACGAACTCTAATTCTGCATCAAATACATTTGCGATTGAATACAATCGAGCTAGTACAGTATCACTTCCAGTCCACTCATGCGTGATACGTTTGTCTGATACCTCATTTTTGCCAATTACGAACGATTTCTCAAATCCATACGCATTTACATATTCTGCAAATGACATCGCTCTAGTAGCTTTATATGCATCTACATATTCATTCGTTAATTCAAGGCAAAGACCGTAGGCGGTAACAGTTGTTGTGTTACCACCTTTTTCAACATTCATGATCGTTAAATAATAGCCTTTGTTTTTTCTTGTAAAGCTCAATTTATTTCCTTCAACTAAAAAGACTGCATCATCATGTGCAGTCAATGTAGTGAATTCAAATGTATATGCTGAGCCTTTCAAATATGTATGCAATGTTTCATCAAAGTAATGCATTGCACTAGATACTGTATTGTCTAAAAAAGCTAGAACCTTATCGTAAGGAGTTAATACTGCTATTCTGATTTGTTCCATTATAACCATGCCTCCCTAATTCTAGCTTTTATAGTTGGTTTTGATTTTGACCAACTTGAACACGTAAGCTTCACTTCTGTTGTTCCTACTGGAGCTTTAAAATATTTAGTTCCTAATACCTCATCTTGAGGTCTACTCATACCATTTACATAAACATGAGATGATTTACCATCGATAGTAATCTTCGTGCCATTAGGATATCTGTTAGGAATGTTTCTCCATTTCGATACGTTGTTCTTTGTAAAATCAATTGTATTAAATCCAATCATGTTCATCATTTTATTGCCACTACGGTCACCAACTTGCTTACATGAGATTTGAATTTTTGTACACTTCATATTTGAAATTTCTGGAATATAGTAATAAAAATATTTGCCAAAATATGAAAACCTAAGATTTCCACCTTCTTTTAAAACATCGCAATTACTCCATGGCCAATACCAAGGATTCTGATTTTTAAGATGTGATGTTGTGTAATTAAAGTTTGCAAGAATTTTTCCATTTCCCCAAATTTCATAATGTCCAGTGTTTCCAACCGCATCTGCTTTATACCAGTTACATCCGCATATGATTTTATTGTCTGAAGTTAAAAAGCTAATGCACATTTCACCAGTTTGCCCCATCAAACTAGCATAAAATATAGATCGCATATAGCAATAGAAGTTCTGAGCTCCACTAGCTCCATTAGAGTCAGCTGGTAACACTAAGGTTCTTAATCCACCACTTGAATACCCTTTTTTTGTTCCAGTTGAACCAAAGCCTAAGAAGTTTTGATTGAACCAAGTATGTTGAGAAAGTGTACCATTACTTCCATAAGTAGGATGCATATAATCTGTGCCACTTTTGTCATCTACACAATTTATAAAACTACTTATAGTTGCTAATCTTTCGCTTCGTTGATAAATTTCCGAATCTAATTCTTCAATCTTTCCATACTGCATTACTCCTTCAGTTGATACGATACCAATATATCCAGTTTCAGATGTTGTCTGAACCTCATAATCAATGCTTACAGGTACAGTTCCTTCATTGACAATGTTTAACACTCCATCAGTAGCAGTAAATTCTTTTTCTATGGATGAATATTTCCTAGGGTCTGAGCAATAGATTTCGATTTCACCGATAACGTTATTACTTCCACCATCAACTTGTGTATTAGATGTCTTAGTTCCAATGAAATACTTGTCGCTTTCATCATTAAAAATGACTTTTACTTGCTCACCACTCAACAATTTATTCATCTTGTTGTAAGCTTCACGAAATTCTCTGCTACCTCTAGCTTTTAACTGATATTTAACAGTAATCGTTCTTGCAGGAGTTGTTTTATATCTGTAATAAGAGCCATCCATTCCATCAATTTCAGTATGTTTTACCTCTGATTCCATCAACTCACGTCCTGTTACAGAAAGTGTACGATATCCATCTATTTCATTTTCTAAATATACACCATTATATGACATGGCTTCTGTCGGTAGGTTAGTACCGACGATGCCACTATTTACTGTATTTACGAATGCATACATTATCTGTTACCTCGCAATCTTTCATTGAATTTAGAACGTTTATCAAACTCACTCTGATTTGCTCTATATGTTGCACGTGCAAATTCACGATCATTGATGTAAAGAGGGGTTTCGATGGTTAATTCAGCATTGTTTGTGTAGTCGTATTCTGAGTTCAAGTCGCTCACAATGCCTCCAAAAGCCATTTTAGGTGTATTCATCATAGGAAGATAGAATAAATTTTCTGAGGCTCTTTTTACGTCAGAATACATTGATTCAAGGCCTAGAACAAAGCCTTTTCCAATCCACATACCATCTTTTTTAGTAACCTTTGATGGAGATCCAATCTTAGCTTTAGCCTGAATTGCTGCATCCGCAGCAGCTGCTAAACTAGCGGCCGCCGCTCTGACTGAACCTTCGCTTGCTCTTAAACCATTGGCAAGTCCTTGGCCAATCATCTGGCCACAATATTGTGCTCTTGACTGACACGCATTAAATGCACTGATAATGTTATTGCATGACGATCTTGCAACAGACACGCCTTTTGATAAGCCTCCTTTAAGTCCTGATGTAAACTTAGTACCCATTGCAGTTCCTGAAGTAGTAGCTTTTGCTTCTGCATTTGTCATTGCGGTAACAATTGCGTTAATAGACGTTACTGATGCACTAGATGCACTTGTAAATGCACTACTAATTGTTGATGCTACTGTAACCAACACCGCAATACTTGTTGCAGTAGCCATTACAGAACTTGCAACTGGTGCAATAGCTCCTGCAAATGCAGTCATAGCTCCACTTGCAACTGTTAATGGTTCTGAAATTCCGCTTAATGAGCTTAAAGCATCTGATAATGATGGAATTGTTGCCGATAATGATTCAATACCTGCTTGAGTTGATACGATCATTGTTAATGCGCTTGCTAATGCCATCATTTGAGCACCAATATCACCCATTCCACTTGATGCAGTTGCAATAGCTCCAATTCCTACTGCTACCGCTCCTAGACTAGCTCCCATATCAATTAAGTTAAGGCTCGTAATAATTTGGATTCCTTTCGCTAATTCTTTAAATCCTTTACCCGCGTTTAGTGCCGACTGTCCAATAGATTTAATCACTCCAGATACTGAATTTAAGATTCCACTTACTGTTTCACCAAATGATTGAATCACATTTGAAATCCCTTCAAAAACATCTTTAATAACTGGGCCACACGCAGATACAACATCTGCAACTCCCTCAAGAACCGTTTGTAAACCTTCACCTTGTGAACCGACCAATGCCATAGCAGCACCAGTTGCAAGAATAGCCGCTGCCAACGCAAGCCATGTAGTTGGTGGTACCATTGCAATTGCAGTTCCTAAACCCGTAAATGCAGTGGCCAAACCTTGTCCAATACCTTGCGCTACTGTATTGATTGCAGTACCAAATGATTCAATAACAGTACCGACTCCTTCTAACGCGGATTTGATTCCATTTCCAAGTCCTTCGAATACATTACTAACTGCATCTCCTAGACTGGTAATAATTCCTTTTGCTCCTTCACACACAGAAGAAATAACATTTGAAATCCCTTCAAATGCAGAATTAATAATCTGTGCAGCTTTAGATGTTTTCTGTGCAGTTTGTATACTTGCATTTCCAATATCAGATACACCACTTGAAGAAGGACTAGAAGTTGGAGTCCCTTCTTTTCCTCCGATGCCTTTTATCTTGTTAACGATTGATTGAAGTTTTGAATATCCACTCTTTGCAGAGCCAACAACTCCACCAATCATACTAGATACTTTGCTACCAACTTTAATGCCAACAAATGCTCCAGCCAATAATTTGACTGCACCTGCAAACTTCTTGACATCTTCTGTTTTAAGATTTGCGATAAAGTCTGCAATTTTACCAGTTACATCTTCTACTTTTGCAATGATATTTCCAATATCCTGTCCTAACTGTTCAAAGACTTTACTGTCTTGTAACTTATCCATTACATTACCAATAGCATCTTTGATTTTATCGAACATTGTGATTGCATTTTGCACTGCATCCGTTTTCATGAATCCATCATAGAATTGTTGGATCATAGCTTTAGCGTTGTTTGCTCTGTCCGCAAGCCAATCCATAGCTTTTGATACATTTTCCATGACTTCTGGTTTAAAGTCCCATGTCAAACCATCGTCCTTAGTGTCCATAATTGAATTTCTGAAATCATAGATTTTTGATTTAATCTTTTCTAGATTATCAACTAATCCACCCATAGCTTTCGACTTCAACATATTGTTCATAGCCGACATAAAGCCTTGTTCAAGGTTCTGTACCGCACTTTTAATATTTGTCATGGATGTTTTGACACCTTTAGATGCTTCTAATGCAGTTTCTGCAAATCCACCTGTTTCTGTATCACATTCAATCATTGCATCATTAAACTGATCAAATGTAATCGTTCCATTCTGCAACGCTTCATACAATTCATTTGCATCTCCACTTGCAATACCTAGTTTCTTAGATACCTTAGTTAATGCAGGTGCCATTGTTTCCTGCAATGTTCTCCATGACTGCATATCAACTGTTCCTTTAGCAAGCATCTGTGAATACTGTTGTAACCCACGTGATGCACCTTCAGAACTAGATCCACTTGCTAAAAACGCATGGTTTAATGCGATTGTAGTATCAGTTGCCTTATCAATATTGCCTGTTACGGCCGCTAACGATTTCGATGTTGTAACTACGTCTGCTAATGATGTAGGCAAGCCTTGTACAGACTGATTTAATTTTGCAACACTCTTTTGAGATTGCCCTACAGCGAACCCCAAAGACTTCATAACTTTTGGATAGGATTGCATGGTATCGAATCTGTTAATTGCCCCATCTAACGAGGAACTTAAAACATTCATAGAAGCGCCTATTACTTTGGTGATTCCAACGCCCGCTACAATAGATTTAACTCTATCGCCAAAAGATTGACACGCTCCGATAGCTTTTTTCATTGTTGAAGACATATTTTTGTCAGTTGCCGACAATATAGCCTCAACACTAAAACTTTCTGCCATTGTTATCCCTCCTTCTTTTGTTCTTGTATGAACTGTGCTAAACCATCAAACTTGCTTTTTTTCTTAATGCCCATTACTCTATCTAACGCTTTTTGATAATCATAAAATTTAGTGAAGTTCGTATATACTGGTTTCACTTTTTTACCTGCTCTTTTTTTAGCTTGTGCAGACATATTCAAATATGCTTGTAAATGAATCCTGTATTCTTCATCCACCATTTGTAGCTCTTTGGCTTTCATTAAAAGACGATATTCGTAAGGGGTAAGATTATTTACCTGATTCAAACTTTTGAAGTCTAGATATCTAAAACAAGTCATAGCGACACGTTCATAAAATTCATTAAATGTTTCTTCTACTTCTTCTCTGCTTCCTGCGTGCTCACTAGTGGTCTCACTTCTTTCTTGCACGCATTCGCTTGAGATAAAAAATTGATTACATCCTCAAAAACTTTGTCGATATCATCAACGTCTTCTAGATAATTTTCGACATCCGCTTTCTTTAATCTTGGTGTTTGTCCTACATTCATGTAGAAAATGCAATCTGCTAATGCATCAATATCACCATCAATGATGCTTGCAACCATAAATTTCAAGCCTACTTCTTTTTTCTTGCCTGTATTAGGTACATCTACAGTTACTTTTTTGTTTACCTCGTGCAAGAACCCAAATCCTGCTACTAGTTGATAAATTTCTCCATTTACTTCAATTTCCATGTTTTTACTCATTCAAAATCCTCACTTTCTAAATACAAATATAAAAGGGGCTTTTCTGCCCCTATGTTTCTATACGTTTCCTGTTTCTTTAGTTACATCTTTATACACGTAAGATGCGATTTCCTGTTGTTCTTTAGTTACACTCGCATATCCATCTGCACCATTTCCATTAGCTCCAAACGTTAAATCAACTTCAACAGAGCTTTCTGCTTCAGATGAAATCGAGCATTCTGTTAAATATCCTTGGTAGTATTTGGCTTTAAACTTACCAGCATTTGTTTCAGTTCCTTCTTCCGCTAGGTTTACTTCCCAACATTCGACTAGTTCATCTGACAACATAGCCTTTTCTAATTTATCAATGATTGCATCACCTTTTGGCATAATAGATGTCGATGTGATTTCAATCTCGGCTACTGATGGAGTACGAATTGTTCCATCTTTTGTAGCAGTAGTATCTGCATCCTTTGTAACGTTTCGTTCGTTTTCTGTTGGGAAAGCAATTGCACTAGCATTTTCTTTCTTTGAATCTTTTGCAACTCTGAAAAGATAAATAAGCTGCTTACCATTTACCGCTTCAATTACTTCATCTGCGAACATCTGTAAATCAAATTTCATTATTTTATTCCTCCTGTAATTCTAAAATCCAACTCAAGAACACCGTGCATTAACGGTTCACTTGTACTTGTATCAGGCAATATCCGTTGGTTGATATTTTGGATCATAAAAGCAAAGTTGTTTGTGTGGTTAATTTGTCTAGCCACTTCCTTAATGGTTTGCATAATTTCCGATAATTCTCCACGCTTCCTAGGATTGTTGTGCCAAATATCCACAACTTGCGTGATAGTGCCTAGAATCATCGTTTTATTTCCATAATCATCTACTAATTGACTTGAACCAATGTATACATATGGATATGGTGTCCCTTCGCACGGAAGGAACGTATCATATACACTAACTCCTTTGCTCTTTAATTCTTTTTTTAATTGCACTAGTAACGTACTAAATAATTCCTGCTGCGAATCCATATCATCACCTACTTAACTAGTTTTTTCATATCCGATTTGAATATTGGTACTTGTTGTTTAAACGCAGGTCTAACAAACGGTTGAGCATCCATAAAACGTGTTCCAAATTCAACATAAGGTGCATAATACGTTGTTGGTCCTTCTGCATATGTAAATCCGCCATCACGTGTTTCACCTCTGATACTTCTTTTGGTTGTTCCTGTTGAATACCCTTTTGTAAATACTGCATTGCTAACAGTTTTACTTTGCAATTCAATACCATTTTGTTTGACTACTGTTTTCACATCATCAAGTGTGCAGTTCTTCTTCAGCTTCTTTTGAAGCTTGTCTAAACCTTTTATCTCAACCTTCGCCATCTAATGCACCTCCGATAAAACAAAAGACTCCTTTGTTCGGAGTCTTCTTGAATAATCAACTTTGTATTTCTTTGCGCCAATTCGAATATGATCAAAAGGCTTTTGATAAATGTTCTGTATATGACAAGTAAGGCTTCCTTGTCTGATTTGCCCGTATACCTGCATCATAGTTTCAGTTCTTGTATCCATTACGGAAGCCATTACCATTTCTTCTACAAGCGAATCATCTTCATAGTTACCTGTATTCTTGTTATAAGAACCTTGCACAAATCTTTGAAAGTAAATAGGTTTATCGTACCTCATAAAAACCGAACCTTCCCTTTATTTTGATTGGCTTGCTCATCTCTCCAAGATTGAATCTCAGAAGAGAAAGAAGAGAAGTCATCATCATTAAATGACATTGACTCCCCTTCAACTGAATGTGTTTGAACACCTTCAGAACCTATTCTATTAAAGCGTTTGATGGATACTTCAGTAATGATATATTCGAGTTCATCCGGTATGATTTTTACGCTTAGAAGCGCTTTAAGTCGACCTTCCGTAAGTCTTACAATGGTCTCTAGCTTTTCATCATCAGTTTGCAAACCAAGAAGCAGTTTTACATCATTTAATACGGTTGTTGTCGACATCTTCAATCACCTATGCCTTTAAATCAACAACTACATCGCCTTTTGATACTGCTTTGTAGTTTCTGTCACATTCAACTACTGTGCAATGATTAGATTCTGCTGCTTTGATATCTGCTCCTTCTTCGAAGTTCTTCCAAGATTTTACATCTGTACCATATTCCACTGCTTCTTCAGAAGCTCCTACCTTGAATTTGAATTTGTTATTCATAGATTGCAACTGTTCGTCAACTGCTACTTTTGTAGTTCCTGTTTCTTCGCCTTTAGAAGCCGTTAATGTTAAATTACGCAATGTCTGAGTATCAGAACCACCTACTGCAAAGTGTGCAATTGCATCTTGGTATTCACACATTAAACGTAATCCCATGATAGCGAACATATCAGAAATAGCACGATCATAGTTCCCTTCTACATGGAATCCTAAGAAGCCAGTAGTACTGTCAGTAGTATATGAAAGTCCTGCTTTAACAAATTCAGAATCGCTTGGATCTACATAATATGCAATGATGTTGTTCATTGGAGTAGCCACTACTGTTTTTTCTGCAACTCGGTCTGTTAAGAATACAATATCTGCTCCTAAGAAGTTCTTAATGTATGTTAAACCGAATGCAGTCTGCATAGATACATTAGCTTCTCCTAAATAGCGGTAAGCATCCAAAGTATTTACGAATACAACAATACCAGTAGTATTTCGTTTCATTTGTTGGAATTTGTGTTTAACATTACCGATTGCCATTGCGATAGCCATTTGCCAAGTCGCTTCATGTCCTACTAAGCTACCTGAATTTAATTGAGCATATAAGCGATCAGTGATGTTATCTTGCAAATCAATACGGAACTGTTCGTCAGTATCAGATACTGCAGCTTCATATCCTTTCTCTGCAATTGCTTCAATAGGAACGGCTTTACGGAATTTCTCGATTTGAATTGTATCGAACACTTCTTCTTCAACTTTGTATTCGCTTAATGGAATTGATTCGCCTTCTGCTACATGTCCGTCCTGTAATGTTCCTGTTACTTTCTTTGTTTTCAAAACAGAACCGTTTGCTTTACGAATTGGACGAATAATTCCTAATACGTCCAATAAAGCTTGGATGTTCTTTCCAAAACTAGTAACGAAATCAATTTCGTGTGCTCTAACTTGGATGTTACCTGTTCCTGTTAATCCTGTAGGTGCTGCAAACATTTGCAAGTTCATACCTTTATAAATTTTTTTCATATGTTATATCTCCTTTTTCTATTTACTGGAATAAATCCATATTTTCCGCAATCATGCGTTGTCTTTCCATTGGATCAGTGATATTCAAGATTGATTCACGAGTTACCCCTTTGTTTGAACCACCACGTTTGGGACCGTTGCCTTTCAGTTTTTCTTTAACTGCTTTTTCTACTTCAGATTCAAACATCTTAACAAATGCATCAACCGCTTTCTTTGTTTTATCTGCATCTTTATTAACTAGAACAGATAAAAGTTCATCTCCAACGTTAATATCATGCTCTGCGCACATTTTACGTGCTTCATTTGTCATTTCTGCGATTGCGTTTTTTGCTTTCAATTCATCTAGCTCTTTTTGCACCTTATCACGTTCTGCTTCTGCTCGTTCTTGTGCATTCATTTCTGCTAAGCGCTTAGCTTCTTCTTTTTCTTTTTCTTGATCTGCTTTCCAACGTGCAAATCTTTTGTCAAGAATCGCATTCAAATCATCATCTGAATACTTCTTTTCAGATGTTTTGTTTTCTTCTTGGTTGTCTTGTCCTTCAGTTGATTGAGTATTTGTTGTTTGAGTATTTTTTGTTTCTGTACCCTCAGTTTCACCTGAAGTTTCATCTGCAAAAAGTTGTAAGCAAAAAGGTAGTCTGTCATTGAATTTTTTCATATTTATATTTCCTCCTATTTTTCTGACTTTGCTTGTCATTTCCCATATCTTTTTAAGGCTTAAATGCTTGGCCTATAACCCATACAGTTTAACGACGTGAATGCTTGGTCTTGTTTTGTAGTGTTGATATGTAGACTTTATAAGTCTTGGCTTTTCCACAAAAAATGCACCGTTGATTACGTACTTCAACGATGCATTCTAGCCATTGATCAAAATAAACCTTTTCGACACGCTCCAAATATTTGTGATTACACATCTCTCAGTTCCACACATTCAGGATATGCTTCTTCTGTGCCTTTGCATCCTATTCTGAAGAAATTAATTGCTAGCTCTCCAGCAAGGTCCAAACTTGAGATATACAACGTCTTGCTATCTTTATCAGGTTCGTAATATCTGCAAAGTGCATCGGATGTTTCGTCGATTGAATTGGCCAATGTCAAAAATAGTACCGAGATAGCGCTGCAGACGATATCTTTTCCTATCGGAGCGTAACGAGCATGGCCATGTACTTCAATCAAGCAATCACTTTCTGTCTGTTTAATCTTAATCTTTATCACATAGTATCACCTGTTTCGTTATTCTTTTTTAACACAATAGTTCTTTCGGATAAAAAACTAGATGTAACTTGCACTTTTGGAAGCCAGTCATTATCTGGATTCAAGTTCATTTCTATCTTCAAATCCGTTAATAGATCATATTGATCCACAATATCATCTGCATGATCAATAATACTTTGAGCAGCTTCTTTTATATGCTTCTTAATTTGTTCTGATCTATCTTCACCACGTGTGAAATAATAATCCATAGTATCACTCCCTTGCATAATAAAAGGCCACTCATTTGAGTGACCTGTGTTTTAAAGTTAAAATCTTTAGCACCAAGCAACAGTGCCTGCCTTTTCTCCTGCTGAAATACCCCATAAAGCATGGCCTGCATAATACTGTTTAACATCAACAGACGATTGCTCTAATACTTCACGATTCCCATTATCGTATATAGCAACTTTACCTTTAGCCCTTGGATCTATGTCAGGCGAAAATGAATATACATATCTGCCGTTGTTATATTCTAATAGCTCAAATGTAATCATTTTTTCACCTCTCTCTATAGAGATTATACATCATGATCCTTCAGATACTCAAGCAATTCTCTTTGATAATTATATACTTTTTGAACTCTTTCATGACTATCTTCATATATAACATCGAGGCTATCTTGCATTTCTTTCTCTTCAGCTAATTCATGATTTAACATTGTTATATCGTGTTTTTGAATATCCTTTCCCTGTCTAAGTCTAAGCCAAGAATGTGCCATATAATAATCAGGATCAAATTTCTTTATTTCACCACTTCTAAATTTATGTTTACGAATAAACACATGTTCATATATATTACTTACTTCTTCCTCTGTAAAGCCTGAATTTTTAGCTACTTGTTTTATTTCAAAAGATTTTTTTCTATTTGTAATTTGAGCATACAGAGCTTCTGCAATCTCATCTCTCTTTTTATAGTTTGGATCATTTTCGTTATTCCAAGCACCATTTAATGCACCAGAGTTATTTATTTTAGCCTCTAGTTCTTTCCACTCATCAAGCCTTAGATCATGTTCTCCATTTGCTAATCCATCTAGCCATTTTTCATACTCCTTACGGTCTGAATGTGGTGCCGTTGCACAATGACAATTTGGATGCATAGGTGGAGCGTTCTTGCCTATTTCCATGTCTTTAAGCTTGAATGTTTTGCCATCCATTTCTTTACATAATGGACACACATCTTTTAAGCCACAGGCTACATATTCATACTCATCTATTCCATTCGCTTCGTAAGATTCAATCTGTGCTTGTGTTTGGACCCTTGCTATCTCTGTTCTTAACAATCTTTCTGCATTGCATCTTGATACATCGAATTTCTTTCGTATCTGAGGGATAAATTCTCTAGGATTCTTGCCTTGAATCAATGCATTGGATAGAACACTGGATAAACTATTTTTCAACTGTTCTTGATTGACCCAAATTCGTTCTGAAAAGGTTGCATTCTTAAAAGATGAATCTGCTACTGTTTTGGCCATCTTCGCATTATCAATCACTGTATCACCTAAAATGGATGCATTACGTTTGATTTCTTCTAAATAGGCTCCTTCAAGCTTATCACCAGTATACGACTTCAATTCGTCATGGCCTGCCACAAGCTCTAATCCAATGTTTGCTTTTAAAAGTTCCAATCGGTTGACTTTCATTGCTAAGTTATAAAGTCTCATCTGTTCATTGGCTTCATCTGAAAAGTTCTTTTCCTTTACATACTTCTTAGCTTTTCTTTGAAATGCTTTGATATCTATGTTTGAAACTCTTTTTTTAGCTTCTGCCATTGTGATGTTTTCTTTATTTGCATAGCGACTAAAAAAGGATTCGATTTCCTTTTCAACCGAATCCATCATATTTGCATATATTTCTTGTATCTCATCCGCATATTGCTTTTCATCTTTTAAGCGTTTCTTTTTCCATTCAAGCTCACGATCTCGCCAATATGTTTTACTGCTCATCGTTTTGTGAATCCTCATTATTTTGGAAGATTCGGTTTTCAGTTTCTACCATATCATTCTCATCTTCCTTTTTGATACGTTCCATTTCGGCATTTGTATCCTCAACTGCCGAGATAAACGACAACTGGGTTTCGTGAGACACGATTCCTGATAATTGTGCAGCAGTCTGTGCTTCTTCTAATAAGTTTGCAGGATAATTTTGTGTAAACTTGTATTCAACCTCAAGCCAGTCATTCTCAGAACGATGCGTGATCGCATTACTAAATAAGACTCGATATCTACGATTCATTCCAGACGTGAACTTACGCTCTTTTGCTTTTGCCAGGTTCGACATAGAAAGAAGCTTATATCTCAGCGCAATACCTGATGACGTTCCAAAGTTCTCATCATTAATATTGGCCACCATTGAGTTTTGGAAGATTAAACGCTCTAATCTGTTGATTAGATTTTCCTGTGTTGCATCTGCATTTGGTTTTGACATGAAATCAACTACAATTCCGTCACCACTTCCATCCATTGATTCAAAGTTAATTGTTCGATTGTCACGAATGTGTACCAAATCTGACTCTTCTAATTTTGGACCTAGGATTTTTAAATAGGCATCTGCAAAGTAATCAACATCATTTGCTTTTTCTGACATTGCTTTGTTGTAGGCATTAATCAAACTGTATGTTGATTCAAAAATAGACATACGTTCTTCATTCTCAATAAATTCAGTGGCTGGAATATCATTGAATCCATGCTCTACACCATCAAATACATGAAGACCGCCTTTATCGTTGAACTCATACTTATATGTTTTGTCATAGATATATCCGCGCATTACTTCATCAACAATATGATATGTTACAAAATATCTAGGTTTCTGAACTGTTGATTCATCATAAACCATGAAGCCTTCTCTTGGATCTAAATAGGTAATCCCTAGATTTCCATAATCATCATTGAAATACAATTCATATCCTTTTCCAAAAACACTACAAATCTTAGATAGTTCTGCATTGTTGTCGTCTTGGTCGTTGTACTTATCCAATAAGTTGATATAGTCATCAATTTCTTTTTTCTTAGAAGATACTTTGATAGGAATGCCAATAAAAAAACCGTTGAATGTATCAACAATGTATTTTGCAAAGTTGACCACCACACGGTTATCTGGTTTATAAGATTCTTTATCGGCTTGATGCAATATTGGATAATCACCAATATAGGCATCATATAACTTTTTATACCTGTCTGTTATTAACGATTTGTGTTTTGTTATCAATCCATTCAACACTTCAATGTCAAGGATATCTTTATCATCAGATAGCTTAAATATCGTATCCGGTTTAATAATGTATGCGTTCATTAAAGTCCTCCTTTAAATGTTCTTACTTTAACTCGACCAAATGCATATTTTTCAACTGCATAACGCATCGAGTCCATTAAGTGGTTAAAATCATCAATTGGGCGGTTAATTTTGTTGCCCAATCTATCTTCATCCCATGTGTAGTTTCCTATTTCAGTTATGAAATTAACACATCTAGGATGAATGATAATTTCGAAATCTTGAATATATTGAATCCCATGTGTAATGGAATCCTTTCCCTTTCGTGACTTTTCAACACGAAGTCCATACCCTCTAAGTTCATCAATCGACTTAGGTTCTGCACAGTCTGCCGTAAAAGACTTCTTTTGATAATGTGAGCTTTCAATCTCTTCATATAGCTTTTTATTGGAAAGACCTTTTTTATAAATTTCATCCCAAACATAGAGCTTTTTATGTTCTGTATCAATGAAACCTATAAAAACTGCAGCAGGGTCATTTGTATAACCGAAGTCAATTCCATTTACAGAATCACAGTTAATTACCTGATCTAGTGTAAATTTTTCTTCTTTCCAATTCTCATAAACCAATCCATCAACAATACCCCAATTTCCTAATCCTGCAACTTGATATCGCCTAGGATTTTTCTCCTTCATGTTATTGAACAATCTTAAATCGGCTTCATCTAGCCATTCATTACACTTATAATTGGTTGTGATAGCTAATATATCAGGGTCATCCTTGGCATCAAAGAATCTTTTTTTAAGCCAGTGGTGTTCATTCCCATTTGTGTTCATGTAAGGTCGTTAATCTTACACCGCTTTCGCAGCTCATTGTTACCAATGAGATCAGACTATATCACCATCTTGAATTTTCAAGATGCCCCCCATTTCCGCTCACTTGAGCGTACTCCATTAAAAAAACCGCATTAATTGCG